GCTGTTTGCTCTTCCGATGTGGTGAGGACTTCTTTTGTATTAATCTCTGGACTTAATCCTTCTTTTTTTGCCTTGTTTTCACTTACTTCTGCATTTGGATTACCAACATCTGGTTTTAGATTCTTCTTCTTTGCTTTGTATGTTTTACGCATCCAAAAATGATGGCAATCTCCGCCGCCTTTATAAAGCCAAATATCATAAGTATCTGCACCATTTAATCCCCAACCAGCATTAACTGCTTTTTTACTCATCATATCTATATCTTCTTTACGATATATCTTTTTAGCTTTTACCATTTTCTTACAAAACTCTCTACTATTTTCACTAAAAGTTAAAGGTGCATATTGGTATCTTACTTTAAACTGTAATCCTTCTTCGTTTTCTCCATCTTGACTACTTTTTGCATTTGGTCTTGCAGTTCCAGTAGTAACAAAATTATACATTTTAGAAAGTACAGATAATTTAGGATTGTTTAGTTTATTTAATTCTTCATTTAATTCATCTTCTAAATCATAATCAACTTTTCTTTCGTCAATTAATTCCCAATTTTCTAAATCTTCATCTTCTCCAAATTCTTCTAAAGAATCTAAAACCTTACTCATTTTAACACCAGTTTCTTCCTCTCTTGTTTCTTCGTCTTTTACATTGTCTAAATCAACAAATTGTAGAGGTTGTAAGGTCTTAAAGTATAGGTTTAAGGCAATATCATTATATGCTAGTATTTTATCAAACGCATCAATTAAAAGCTCCTGAAAAGGTATTATAACCGTATTATGCATTAATATCGACGCTGTTTCTAATTCTTCAGCATTATTACCTAATCCAGTGCTATCCTTAATACCTAAAAGCATAGGAGATATAATTCTATGAGATACCATCACTTTCTTTTGTGATTCATCTGATAAAAACTGATATTGATTATGTGCATCTGATAATTGTACAGGTGTTATATCTGCTTGTGATTCTTTATTATCATTAAAAGCAAGTATAAATTTACCAGCATTTGAACTACCAGAAAACTTTCTTTGTATTTTACTCTCTATTAGAGATTGAGCTTCCTCGTTCGGTACTCCATTATTAAAATTAATTAACATAGATGGAGCAAGTCCATTCATTATATTATTTAAGTGATAGTTAGAAATTTCTTCTTCTAGCTCCGCATATTGTAAACCACCTTGATAATCTGGAGTACTATAATAATACATTCCAGCTTTATAAGGTTTTACGTATAATATCTCAATTGGTTGTGGAGATTTAGAAATACCAAATGCTGGTATTCTTAAAGGTTTCTCACTTGGTTTAATATTTGCCCAATCTGGATGATAGTAATACGCTTGTACTTCTTTATCATCTTCTGAACATTTTTCTGCTCTTAATGTTTCAATTGGTAAATGCTCAACCTTTTGAATTGTTCTTTTATCTTTTGAGTAAATTACTTGAATAGCACATTGCCCAGCTAACTTTAAATCGTATGATAATCTTCTAACAACATCTTTTTTAAATAAAGAAATCATTCTTGCATACGCTTCTGGTTTTCTTGAACTATCTGTTGCATCTAATCCTTTACCGTATATCATTTGAGAGATACCGTTTATAGCAGCATTATTTGTTGCAGAACCATTATATCTATCAATTAAAAACTGAAAGTAATTGTTATCAGCACCAAACTCAACCCATTCTTTGCTTTTTGATTCAACAATTTCTGGAGATGTGTATGTAGATAAATTAACAAAACTAATTTTAGAATTCCCTTTAGTTGTGTTTGGTTTTCGATACTTGTTTATATGTTTACTCATAATATTATAAAATCGTTATTACCGCTCTTTGATTTATACTGATCTTTATTTACAGTATAATGTTCATTGTTAGATTGGTTTGTTGATTGTACTGTACAAAATATTTTATCTCTGTAAATGATTTTTTGAGTACTTGTCTGAATTACTTTTAAATCGTAAAACCTACCTTCTTTTAAATCAAAAACACTTGATAATTCTATATAATTGCCAACCTTTGTTGCAGTTGGTGTTATTGAAACAGATGTATTTGTACTATCATCTCTCAAATCCATTGAAACAGATGTAGAATATACTCTTGGTATAATCTTTATTGCTTGTGTACTTGAAGTTGGTAATAAATGTTTCATATATATATAATACTAAAAGAATGTATTTTTATTTATTTAAACCAAAAAAAAAGGCAACCTATTAAGATTGCCCTTTTATAAAATTAAAATAATTAAATTATGCGTTTGGATTTATTTTCGCAGTTGAAACTTGTGCAGTAATTATTGACTCTGCAACAAAGAAAGGAGGAGCAGTTTCCATACCTTCAAAAGTTAAAGTAAATCCACTTAAATCTCCCATTGCAGCACCAGTTACAATTGTACCTCCAGTAACCTCTGCTCCATTATACAAACCAACAACATAGAATTTACCATTGTAATCTTCAACAAAGACAATTGGTCTTTCAGAAGCTAAAATTTTAATTTCTTCTTGCGTTGCTTTATCCAATATTGGTAAAGTTAAATTTAATGTTTGTGTGTAGAAAGTAGTTCCGTTCTCTCTTGAACTATTTATTGTAGTTTCTAAATAAGAATTTCCTTTTAGATCATATTGGAATAAATCTGGATCTCCAGTTATTGCAGTTAATTCTCCATCTACAAAAGTTGTAGGTGTAAAAGAACCATAATCAGCAAAGTAAACTGCTTTCAAACCTCCAACATTATTTTTACATCCTAAATTTCTTCCAGATGATAATGATAAACAAGCCATTTGATATATGTTTTTTTAGTTATTAAAAAAAAGGGTAAGCAGATTAACTACCTACCCTTTATTATTGTTATTTATTTATTATTAAGAGTAGAAAACTACATCTTCCAATACTGCAATTTGAACTCCAGCAGTATAACGTGCAATAAATCTTACGTTTTTAGATCCGTCTAAATCAGCCATATCTAAAACTTTGATTTCGTTATGGTCAGCAAGTAATCCAGTTCCGAAAAACAAGTTAGATTTTAAAGTAGATACCATTGTATCATCAGCTAATCCATTTGCAGCAACAACTTTGATTCCATCAAAATACTGAATATCAATATCTTGATTGTTTCCTTGTGCCATAAATCCGCTTCCACCAACTCCGTTAGCTTGGAAACCTCCTAAAGCTCTCTTGTAAGCTCTAAATACGTTTTGAGATACATAGATAAATAAATCTTCGTTTCCGTACAAAGAAGAAGGTACTGCATCAGCAACTTTTCCTAATTCTTCGATTACATTTCCAGCATTTACAGTTGTTCCAGTAATGTCTTGACCAGCTGGTAAAGTAGCAGCAGTTAATAATGTAGAGAAACCATCAAATGTTCCAGCTCCAGCAGTTCCACTCCAGATGTCAGTTTCAGTTTGTGCAGCAATTTCAGCAGCCATTAATCCGATAAAGTAATCAGAAAAGTTAGCTGGTAAATTATCATGTGCCGAGAACCCCATCGAAATCGCCTCCCAATCTGATTGGAAAGGAGTTTTACAAAGCTCTAAATTTACTTGTAATTCCTTTGGCTCGATGATTCTTTCAGTTAAAACAACTGCTCCAGCATCTGTAAAATCACAACTTGCGTTTGCGATAGCACCAGATAAGCTAACTCTTTTTAAAACCTCTTTGTGTTTAATGTTTGGTTTAACCTCGATTAATCCGTTTGCGATAGTGTTACCAGACAAAAGTGCAGCAGAAACATATTTTCCCGCAAATTCTCCAGCGTAAGTACTCGTGATTGATAAACTCATTTTTTTATTTATTTAGTGTGTTAAAAATTCTATTAATTGTATTGTTTTTACCTTTTTGAGAGTAAAGGTTCAACTCTTTCTTTTCTGTTAAGTTTTCTGGATTGTGAGAAATTCCTTCAACTTCTGGCTCAGCAGATAATTCAACAGATGCTTCTTCAACTTTCTCAACTTCTTCAACTTCTACTTTTGCAAGTTTTAATTCGTTGATTTCGTTTCTTAGTTTTTCGATTTCAGAAAAGAACATTTCTTCTGTAATTGATTTTACAACTTTTTTAGGAGATGCAGTTTCATTTGATAATTCTTCTTCTTCTACTTCTTCAGATTTAGCCTCTTCTTCAACAGGTGCTTCTTCTTCTTCAGCTTGAGCTTCTTTGATTTCAGCTATAATACCTTCTTCTTCGATAACAATCATTTTACCTTCAGATTCATATTCTCCAACAGGTACAGCAACTCTTTCTTCGTCTGCAACGACAAATATTTCTGCACCAGCTTCAAATGATTCCGCTTCTAAAATAGCACCGTTATCAAGTTTCATTTGTTCTAGCTTTACTTCTATTCCAAGTAAAGTTCTAACTTTGTTTAATGTTTGATTTGTGTTCATGGTTATATAATAAAATTTAATATTAATTTTGCGTTTTCATTTTTAATTTTCATCATCATTGTTATAAATGTTCCCTATTCCTTGTTTCCAGTAATAAGGTGCATTACAATCTTTATTGTCATTATACCTACACTCAATAGAGTATGTATTCTTGCATTTACAATATACGGCTCTCATTATGATAATAGTTTTTTAAGTTCAGAAAGCTCTTCTAATTGCTTCAATTTTCTTGATGCCCAATTAACACCAGCAGAACCACCCCAAGCATCCCACATTAAACCACCGCATCCTTCTGAATAAGCTACATCTTTATGTTGTTGATGTCTTTTAAATGAAGCCATCCTTGCAATAGTGTCTCTACTTATTGGCTCTCTATTAGCTAATTGATTTGCTCTATTTTTACCAGTTGCTTCTCCGCAAGATCCCCATCCATTTTCTTCAACCCATTTTAATGCTCTTTTAGCATTATTCGTTGCACCTTGTGGGTAATCTGTATATGATTCTAATTCTTCTTTTGCTAAATCTTCTTTTAACTCTTCGTTTGGTCTTTCCATTTTATCAGCAAAATATCCCTCAATAGAAAATCCTTTTACTTTACCAGTCTTAACGTAATCGTTCCAAATCTCATCATTCTCAA